ATGAGCACTTGGTACACCGCCCAAGCGTTGGCCGGGTTGGCCGGCATGCCCGTTTACCCCGATGGTGTGCGCAAAAAGGCCGAGCGTGAAGAGTGGCAAAGCCGCAAACGCGAAAAAGGCAAAGGGGCCGAGTACCACATCAGCTCACTGCCGAGCGAAACCCGCCGTTATCTGGCAGAGCAAGCCGTGGCCGCACAAGGTCAAGCCGTGACCGATCATGCGGCAGGTGGCAAGGCCATGGCCAAGTTGCTGGCGCGCGAGGTGCCGGTCAAACCGGAGGCAGGTCGCAAATTGCTGACATTGGGGGAGGGTGCTCGCCAGAAGGTCGATGCCAGACTGCTGATCCTCCAGGCCGCCGATATTTTCCTGGCACCCTATCAAGCTTGCCAACAAGGGGAGGTGGGTCGGCGTGCGTTTATTGAGGCTTACCGTGCCCGCAGCCTGTCACTCCCTGCGAGCGTCTATGACCGGCAAAAACCATTCAGCCTGATCACCCTGCGCCGTTGGCAGAGTGCGTTGGCGGACGAAGGCCCCGCAGCCCTGGCGGGCAACTACCAGCGGGAGCGGCCATCGACCGTCGAGCAGAGCCCGGATCTGGCACAGTTTCTCACCGCACTGGTCACCGCCAAACCCCATCTGGCCAACAAGTGGGGAGCCCTGCACGAACTTGCCAGCCAATACAACGAGATGAATCAGCTGGGATGGCAGATCCCCAGCCAATCCTCCTTGCGTCGCTGGATGGTGAAATGGTTGGCAGACAACAAGGTGGCCTTTACCTATGCAACCAACCCGGATGCCTACAACAACAAATATCGCAGCGCGATCGAGGAGATGTACCCCTGGATGGCCCAGCCCAACGACGTCTGGGAGTTCGACAGCACCCCGGTCGATGCCATGTTGGTGGATGGTCGTCACAGCATCATCGCCGTGATCGACGTGTTTACCCGTCGGGTGCGCCTGCTGGTGGCTAAAACCTCATCGAGCGAGGGGATCTGCCTGCTGCTGCGCAAGACGCTGCTGGCGTGGGGCACCCTCAACGATAACGGCGTGATGCGCACCGATAACGGCTCTGACTACGTGAGTCAGCGGGTCATGTCCATCTGCACCCTGCTCGGCATGAACGTCAGCCGCTCCAACGCCTATTCGGGGTGGGAGAAACCGCACATAGAGCGCTTCTTTCGCACCCTGAGCCACGGCCTTATCGAGTTGCTGCCCTCCTATATCGGCCACTGCGTGGCCGATCGGCAGGTGATCGAGGCACGCAAGAGCTTTGCCCAGCGTCTGGAAGAAAAACGCAAACCGGATGCCGAAAAGGAGATCTTCGAGCTGGCCATGACGGCCTGTGAGCTGCAGAGCTTGCTCGATAACTGGCTCGATGCCCGCTACCACAACCGCAAGCATGGCTCCCTAGGGATGACCCCCAACGAAAAATATGGTCATGCCCGCTATCAGCGGCGGGCCATTGGCGATGAGTCGGCGCTGGATCTGCTGCTTAACCACATCGGCGAGGCCACCGTCTCCAAAGGCTTCATCAAAGCCGGTGGGCTCAAATACACGGCCCCAGAACTGCTGGAGCATAACTGGAAGAGCCAGCGGGTCAGCGTGTTCCTCGATCCGAGCGATGTGGGCCGCGCCATCTTGTATCGCACGGGCGACTGGAACGAGCGGATCGAGGCCATCAACATCGACCTGCTGGGCAATGGTGTCAGCCCGGATGCCTTCCGTGCCGCCAAACGTGCCGATGCCAAGGCACTGGCCGGTTTTCGCCGCGAGATGCGCAATGTGGCCAAGACCTTTGGCATCGACCAGCTCCATCAGGATGTGGTGCGCCACTTCGTCTCCCAGGCGCGGGATATCGCCCAGTTCCAACGCAGTGATCTCACCCTCGATAACCCGGCCCTGGCTGCACTATCGGGCGTTGCCGTCCCCGGTGAACCGGCTCAGTTCAGCGCTGCAGAACTTGCCGCCATTGAGGCCAGGCGAGAAGAGAAAGCCGCCCGCCAGCAAGCAACGGCAGGGCAGGAATCGAGAGCGCTCAAGACCGAGTACGAACAGGCCATCTGTTTGGCAGAGAAGGAGTTGGATGCCCCGTTGACAGAGCGGGAGAGGGAGTGGCTGACCCGGTACCTCTACAGCCACAAGCTGATGGCGAAACGGATTAACCGCCATCTGGATGATGTTCGGGCGATCCGCCACACCCAGGCAAAAGGTTAGCGAGTAGCCCGAAAAGACCCAAAAACAAAGGACAAAACCACGATGAAACACAAGATCGTTGAAGTCAAAAACATGATCAAGACCGAGCAGCTGCTCGACAACTTGCTCAACCGCTCCAGCATAGTGCCGGGTATTGGGCTAATCCACGGCCCCTCCGGCTTTGGCAAGACCACCGCCGTGGAATGGCTGTTCAACCAGGACGAAGTGAACGGCATCTATGTCCGCTGCTACAAGGCCGACACTGTGACCAGTTTGCTGGAGCAGATCGCCAAAGAGATCGGCATTCCCCAGCGCCACAACTTGCGGGCCCAGGTCGATAGCATCATTGAATCCGTCCGTGCCGAAGAGCTGGCCATCTTCGTGGATGAGGCGGATTACGTGGTCGGCAATGCCCGCATCATGGAGACACTGCGCGATATCTACGATGCCACCGAACAACCCCTGATCCTGGTGGGCATGGAAGAGATTGCCCGTCGTATCAGTCAGCGCAAGCAGCTGTTTAACCGCATCTCTCAGTGGATTGAATTCAAACCCGCCGATCTGGAAGACGTGTCCCTGATAGCCAGCGAAATGCTGGAGGTGGACGTGGAGATCGACGATGCCCTGCTGGATCTCATTCGCAAGCGTTCCAATGGCGTGGTGCGCACCATCGTCTCGGCCCTCGACAAGATCGAGAAGATGGCCATGGCCTCTGATGCCCGGATTATCCGGTTGGAGGATGTGGACGCCAGCGAACTGCTCCATGACGTGCGCCGCAGTCGCTAGCCGTCAGGCTACAGCCAATAAAAACAAAGCACGGGAGGGATTCCAGTGGTTGATACAAAAGCAACGCTAATGACGTTGCAAGCCTGGGAATGGATGTGCCAGCAAGAGACTTTTCTGATCAAGGACGTGATCGCCGTGACGGGAATGTCTGAGGCACATATCTACAAGGTCGTGCGTGACTGGTTGGCCGCTGGCCACCTCATTAAACACCCGGACGGCGTGGTATCCCGCCCGGCCTATTTCAAAGTGGTTAGCGCTCAATACGTGCCACCGATTGGCAAAAGCAGTGGCCAGAAGCGGCCCAAATGCAGGAACAAGCGCAAAACCAATCAACAGAAAATGTGGAACACCATGAAGATCAGCCGCTTCTTCACCCTGACAGACCTGATGCTGACGGCAGAGACGGGTCAGAAACAAGCCTGGTTTTACACCGATAGGTTGGTGAAAGCCGGTTACGTCAAAGTGCTGTTCAAAGTTGACAGTTTGCTGCCTGTACCCGCCAGACACGGCCTGACAGGACGCTATCAGCTGGTCAGGGATACAGGCCGTTATGCCCCGCTGTGTCGTGACCATGGTTGCTGGGATCAAAACCAGCAGCAGTTATACCCGTTCCAACGGGAGGAGGAGACACATGGAAACGTGGCTTGAGGTGTTGCAGGCCGAAGTGGCGGCCAGCTCGCTGGCCCAGGTGGCCGAGAAGCTCGGGCTCTCTCGCACCACCATCAGCCAAGTCTGCAACGAAAAGTATCCCGGCGATATGGCAAGGGTACAGACCCTGGTGGAAGGGGCCCTGATGGGCAACAAGGTGAGGTGCCCCATCCTGGGGGATATCCCGGCGCATCAGTGTCTCGCTCACCAGCGCCGTGGCCCCAGCGAAGTGGGCAGCAGTCCGATGGATATCAAGCTCTGGAAGGCATGCCGCAGCGGTTGCCCCCATAGCCAGCTGACCGAGGCGCAGCAACTGCGTCGCCCGATGCGGTTATCGGTAGAGCAGGGCAAAGGGGCGCAGAAAACGGCTCGCTATGACGCCGAGGCCACCCTCTCCAGATTGCGCCGACAGGCCAAAAGCGATGGCGACAATGCCAGCAGCAGCCTGCGCATTCTAAGTGAACTGCTGGCCGAAGAGCTGAAAATCATGGCCATCAAATACAACCGACTGCTCGACAAGCAAGAAGGCAAATAAGGGTTGGCGGGGCTCTTTCGCGGTGGGCCCGGTGACGAGATCACAAGGAGAACGGGATGAAAAAGCATCTGCACAGCAATTTGCAAAAGACCGCCGAGCAACTCAGCCACTGGCTGACGGCCAAGGGATATGACGTTCGCACCAGTCGGGTTTGCCATACCCCGCTGCTGGCGGTCACCGGGCCACTGCCCAAAGAGATGCAAGCGCGCGCCGTGTTGAGCCGTGAATGTCTGGCGGGCGTGGTGCGTGAAGTTGCCCTGGTGCGCTTTGGCGGCTGCCTGCTCCACTGGCGCCAAGAATCCTGAAACCGGCAAGGGGGATGAAATGAGCAAGATCCAGCTTGAGATAGAAGACGAGGCGCTGGCGCGGGTGGTGCTGCGCCAGTTACCCAAGTTTCTCGAATTCTGCAGCGCGACCCATCAGGAGGAGCTGGCGAGCGCGACAACAGAGCAGTACAGCGCCGTGATGTGCCCTCCGGTGCCTGGCAGCAACAAGATCCATTAAGGAGAAGCCCATGCAAGAAGCACAAACCGCCAGTACCACCCCGATGCGCCAGAACGCTCAGGGGCACTGGGTACCGGAAAGCCTGATCGCCCCGGCAGACAAGCTGCGCGATGAAGTGGTGCTGGCCATTATCGCTGCTGCCCGCGAGCAGCGCGCACAGCTGGCTGCCTTCAAGATTGGCGCCATGCAACAGATCGCCGACTTTGTTGATCTCTCCGCAGAGCAGTACGGCGTGGCATGGGGCGGTACCAAGGGCAACGTGACCCTGCTCAGTTTTGATGGCCGTTACAAGCTTATTCGGGCGGTGGGGGAGCACCGCAAATTTGATGAACGGATCCAGGCCGCCAAAGCGCTGATTGACCAGTGCATCGCCCGCTGGAGCGATGGCGCTAGCAGCGAGATCCGAGCCCTGGTAGACCATGCCTTTCGGGTATCCAAGAGCGGTCATATCGACGTAAATCAGGTGCTCTCCCTGCGCCAGCTCAATATCGATGACCCGGATTGGCTGTTGGCCATGCAAGCTGCTGTCGATGCCATCCAGGTGACCGGTACCAGCCAATATCTGCGGCTCTATGAGCGTGACGCCCACGGGCGTTACATCCAGATGAGCCTGGATCTGGCCAAGTTGTGAAGGAGGAATACGCGGTGGAAATCAACGTGGAAAAAGCCGAAGAGCAACTGCTGCTCTGTGAGCAGATCACCGAAACCGAGGGCACCTGTTACCCCGACGACACCTATGAAGATGGCATCAAGGCAGCCCTGCTCTGGGTGCTGGGGCTGGGGCCTGCCCCCCTCAATGCCGAGGAGTATCAAGGGGTGACGCCACTGCAGTTCGAGTAATGGCCCGCTGCGAAACAGGGCGGCAATGCCGCCTTGTCTACCCGGTGTGGTGGCCGGGTACTGATGAGCAACCAAACGATCTGGGCCCAGGTCTTCACCGTCTTGATACAAGGAGCACGGCGATGACCAAAACAGAGATGGATATTCGGCTTACCAAGATATTCAGCAGCGCAGCCATTGCACTGGTTGCGGCTGAGAAACGGGCTGTGTGCAAACAGCTCAAGCAGTTTGATAAAGAGGCGCGCGCCCGTGGCTTTCATGCACTGGCCGGAGAAGCCTGCCAGATGCGCTGGCAACTGGTGGCCGAACTGCAGCAGGCCAAATCGGCCAGAGATGGTGGTGGGGTACACGGAACAGGGGATCGCCATGGCCATCTATAGCCCCCTGCTGGCCCCCCATATTCTGGCTCGCCGCCTGCAAAGCGGTCGGGCCTGCATCACCGAACTGGGGCTGGAGCAGCGCTGCCCCCGTTGTGGCGAGTTCTGGCCATGGGATACCGAGTTTTTCGGTGTGGCGAGCGATGCCACTCGGCTCTCCAGCTGGTGTCGGGGGTGCCTCAATGAGCACTACCAACAGCTGAGAGTGGCCGGGCAGCACCATGACAGCAAGGCAGAACGGGGAGGGGATAGGTGATGGATAAACGCAGCAGACTGATCCGGTTGGTACAGGTAGGGCGCCGTGCGTTGGCGCTCGAGGATGAGAGTTACCGCGACTTGCTGGCCAGCCACACCGGCAAGCGCAGCGCCGCCCTGTTGAGCGAACAGGAGCTGGAACAGGTGTTGGCAGCTTTCAAGGCGGCGGGCTTTATTCCCAAGCCTGCTCGCCATGCAGCCAACAGACGATTAAGTCCTGCGGCCGGTAGCCACATCAGGGTCAATGAAATTGCCAAGATCAGGGCCATCTGGTGTGAGATGGCCCGCCTTGGCATCATCAGGGATGGTTCGGAAACCGCATTAAACCACTGGGTGCAACGGATGACGGCCCGTTTAAACGGTGGGGTAGGGGTGGCCGAGGTGGGCTGGTTGGATGCGCCTCTGGCTGTCAAAGTGCTGGAGGCGCTGAAGAAGTGGTCTGCAAGATAATATATTTACCTTTAAGAAAGCCCCGCGATGCGGGGCTGCATTTTACCAAGCCTATATCACGATGTGAGGGAGCATCTTAAGCTGTGTATCCAGCTCCTGATGAATGGCTCTGTAGTCAGTCATTATCTCGGTCTCAACCAGCTTTGCTCTCTCTTTTTCTTGGCCATAAATCAAATACATCATTTCTGGCATACCATAGCGCAGCAGCGTTAAAACGAGTGGCCAGCTAATAGATAAGGGGTTGCTGGTCACTGTCACTTTGCCTGCATTGATCACACCGGCCACACCATGTGCAATCAGCAGCTGGCGACGAAGTTGCGGATGCGCTGCATTGGGAAATGCCTCGGCCAGTGTCGCTCCTGCATTGAGCTTTCTCACCATAAAGCCAAGCCGAACAATCAATTCACTGATCGCCAATGGCACTGATGCCGCAATGAAATGACGCAGGTCATATCCACTGCGATACATCTGTCTTGCAACTTCTGCGATGGTGTAGCCTTGCTTTCCTATCGTTCCGAATTGAAAGAAAGAGAGAAGGGGCATCAGGGGGGCGGGCAGGCCTGCTGATGTTGCTACATCTGATGCCAGATGACCGCCAACTTTTCTGATGGCCTCCAGGAGCCTAATAATAAAATGCTCCCCCTCCAGTAATGGCGCAGCAGTTTGTTGGACAATCACGTTGCCAAACTTATCAATGGCAGTAAATTCACCGCACAACACATCTTTGACCCCAAAAATGAAACCTAGGATGGGGTCATGTCCCAATGATTGGTAACGATGGGTGCGAGGGCCCAATCCAGCAACCGCTTCTTCCAGACCTTTGCTAGTTGAGGGATCGAAAGAGACTTTGTACAACCCCTCAAGCTCTTTGATCTTTTCTGGTGGCAGAACTTCGCCAAAAAGCTCCTTGACCTTGTTGGATAGCCATCCCCCTTCCGAAGCAGGGCTACCCAAAAACCCCGGATGTGCGGGCACCTGGACAAGAAAGATATCGATAAGCCCGGAGAGGATGCCCGCAGAAACAGCCAGTGCAACATCGTATCGATCAAGGCTGCCGAGCCAACCCAGGTGCTCACCGAGTTTCTGATGTTTTGCCAATACAGCATCAATTTCCGCTGGCGTCAGTACATCATTAAAATCGACCTCAGCAGGTATTGCTTGTTTAGCCTCTGCAAGGATTTCTTCCCATGATTTTGTCCTGACAGGGGTAATTACGTGCAAAGAGTTTGACGTGCTGGAGTCCTTTACCGGTAATGCCTTACCCAAGCGTCGGAGCAAGGCTTCACTGGAGTTGATCGCAGCATCAAGGCTATGACGCTGTTCATCATGTTCGGAGCCCAGTTGATCAAGCATTTGCTTGTGATGAACTGCAACCCTCAATCCATCGGTGAGATAATCACCCTTGTCATTGCTCATCAGGCAGCCACCTTCAAGTCACCCTCAAGGTCAATGATGATTGATTGCAGGAGTGTGTTGAGTTTGGTCAGATAGTCTGCCCTTGCTTTGTTGTCGTCTGAGGATTTGCGCAGTTCTGAAATGATGGCGTTCTGCTTTTTCATCGCTTCTTGCAGCAACATCTCTTTCTTTTCTTTCAACTTGCGTTTGTTACGTTGTGATACGAAAGCGTAAGCGCCAACACCCAGCAGCACGGCAGGTGCCGCCAGAACAGCTACACCTGCAGCCATACCGCCACCCACGAGGCCACCTGCTGCAGCCAGACCAGAGGTAATGCCAGCAGCGGAGAGACCAGTTACGCCGCCGAAATAAAGACCTGCAAACCCAATACCCGCACCGGCACCGACACCGCCAGCGGCAGCCAGCACTTCCTTGATATCATCACTGTCAGAATCAATTCGTTCCTTATCGTTTAAGGCTTTGTCCACTTCCCCGAGTACCTTTACGACCGGTGCCAAAGATTCCAGATTTTTATAGATAGCTTCCTTACTCATTACATATCTCCATATGGCTACAAAAAAACACGCAGAGAAGTAATGTATACCCAATTCATACCTGTTCAATGGCAAATTGATGACATTGTTAATTCGGTCACGGTAAGGGACTCACACATGGCAGTTGATTCCATGGTGGCTGGCTGCAGTGCAACTAATGTGCGCATAAAATGGCCTGTGTTCTAATCGGCGCACCGCTTTTTCTGTTTTGCCGGGGGAGTCATGGAACAGAATCAGGATCTCTTTGCCGATGATCACGCCTCACTGGGGCAACTGGTCGATCGCCTCGACCAGATCCCTGCCTCCGAATTGACGGCCAAATGGCCCAAAGCCCTGGCCGAATTGGTCGATGTGCTGGCCTGCGAGTTGGTCAGAGGGGGGATGGAGCCGGATCTGGCCAAGGCTCAGGCCCGCAAGTTGGCGCTGGTACAGGCCCATTACATGGGGGGCCGAGCCTACTACCTCCCTACCGGGGAACATCTCAAGGCTGCACTGCGGGACAGAGCCATCTGGGATGAGTTCAATGGGCGGAATATTGATGTGCTGGCTCGGCGAAGGTTTCAACCTGATTTGTTTGATCGTCAATAGCCCACAGGCTCTTTGAAGATCTTCATCAGAATCTAACTTGGTTTCGGGGCGTCTCGGCAGCATTTGCGATAACTTTTGTAGTTGTTCGAATGAGATCTATGTAGAATCCTCGCCTATTCTTAGTTGTCTTTACCCCAGAGGGTACTGTACAACAGATACAAACTAGTCTCCCAATCATCTGATCGTATAGGTCTTATGGCAGCACCACTCCCCAAAACATCAGAACTGCACACTACTTTGACAGCATACATTGATGCAGGGCAAATCATGCCTGAATGGGAAGCTGCAAAGATTAAGCGTGAGATTCGCTCTATTGAAAATCCTGTAGCATCCTTACAGCTTACAGCGCTGTGTTTTGGTGCAATGGGTAAAGAGGATGATGCGATTGAGTCCTTCAGTGTAGCGATGGAGAGATTTTACGAACCTCGTGTAGGTATCAATTTCTGTACCTATCTAAAGCGGATTGGCCGCAATACTGACTTTCTTCAACATGCATACTTGTTTGCAGAACAGTTTGAGGACCCGGATCTGGTACAAACAGCTTGGGAGTCGGCCAAAGTGATGTTTGATGATGCGAAGGTTCGCACTTTCTCACGCAAACTTCGCAAGTATTATCCCAATGAACATGGGGAAAATATCGTAACAACTTCAGAGGCCTTCATCGGTCGCTTACAAAATTTAGAAGCTGAACTCGGCGTGAAAGCGGCAGATATACATCGCTTATCAGAGGCTTGTCTTCGTATTGCTACCAAGTATAGGAAGTCTATAAATAGCTCTGGGCTTGGTGTAGGTGAAGGATTAGCTATGGTCTGTTTCGAAGTCGACCGTTGTGAGCCTGATGTTGTCTCTGATATGAATTATGATTTAGCCATGGAAGTTGCTGAGCTAGACAATTTATTAGATATTCCTGCAACAGCTTGGTTTCGTTGTGCTGCTCGGTAGAATAGGGGGAGTTAAGTGTCTGTATTGAGTAAAAACTTTCTCGATTTTGCCATTGATTCCGCCAAAAGAGCCGATGAAATTGGATACAGAAATGCTGTAGCTCGCTCATATTACGCAATCTTTCATGAAGCCCAGGAAAAAATGGTTTCGCTTCCAAATTACAGTGCACATGCACATGACGGTCTTATTCAATACCTTAAAAATCCTGCTAAAGATGAGCCTTATGATAAAGCAGTATTGCGAGGTTTGGCAGCGATGCTTCAGCAGCAGAAAGGGAAAAGAGTCATTGCCGATTACTACTTGAATCGTGATGTGAGTGAAAGTGATGCTCTTGAGAGTATCAAAACTGCTGAGCGTTTTTTCCTTAAATGCCAGGAAATGAGTGAAAAATGTGAGCGCTTAGTGAGGTGAAATTCCTCATTTTTTAAGGTTGCTTGCTAGCTGTAACCCACCATAAACCCATGCCATAGAGGCCCCTCGGTACGCTGCTGATAACGCAGTTCACCGAGGGGCCTTTATGTTATCACTCGCACTTAAATGGCTGCTTCGTCCCGATGTGGAAGGGGGCGAAGTCAACCATCCCGCCGACCGTGGTGGTCATACCAAGTACGGCATCGCCGATGCCGCCGATGGCAAGAAGGACGGCATGGCCGACCTCGATCGGGATGGGGTACCCGATATCGCTATCGGTGATCTGACCCCCGCCCATACCGAGCCATTTTACCGCCAGAACTACTGGGCTCCCGCCCGCTGTGACCTGATTGCGAGCTTAAGCCCGGCCCTTTCTATCGCCGTGTTTGATGCAGCGGTGCATCACGGGCCGAAACGCGCCATCCAACAGCTGCAGCAGGTCTTGGGGGTGATGGCAGATGGCCGCCTTGGCCCGGTGTCGATTGGTAGGCTCAAACAGCAACTGGGCGCCAAGGGCGAAGGCCCGTTCCTGCTGGCGCTGATGATGCAGCGGGCCAGCTTCATGCACGGCATTGTGCGCAAAGACCCGAGTCAATGGGCCAATGCCGATGGCTGGATCAACCGGCTGCTGCGTCTGCAGAGCTACCTCCTTTCCGACGTGGTTGGCGAGGTGGTGGCATGAGCGTGCTGACCATCAAGCAACAGAAGGCGGCGGCCGCGATCCAGGCTGCGGGCTGCTTTGGCATTCCTGAGCTCAAGAACCCCCGTTACCTCGCTTGCTTCAAGGATGGGCGCAAAGCCCATCTCAAGGCCGCTCTGGCCAATCAGATCGCTGACCCGAAGGCGATCCCGCTCTATAGCCACCACCAGACCCGTCAATCCCTGTTTGAGAAAGGCTGGCGTTCGGTGACCGAACTGGATCGCCTGCGGCCCGTGCCCGTCATTGCCAACCTCCGTTATTTCACCCCAAAAAGAAGGAAGTCCATCATGCCTGATTCCCTGTTACCTCAAGCGAAGTCTGCCTTTAAAAGCCGCACCGTGATCGGTGGTGTGATTGCCGTGGGGGCCGGTATTGCGGGTCTGTTCGGTGTGCCGGTCGATGCGGGTACCCAAGCCAGCTTGGCATCCACTCTGGTGGATCTGGCCAGTGCGGTGGGTGGCCTGCTCGCCATCTGGGGCCGCATCAAGGCGACTCATACCGTCCGTTAGAACACTGTATGAGCCTGTTCCAGTAGGCGTGATTGGCGCAGCCAGTTTGGTCTCTGACAGCGCGCAGAAACCGCAGCGTACACGCAGTACGTGAGGCTTTCGAGCACTGCCCAGGGCCAAAATGGCAAGTGAAATAGCCTAATGGGATGGGCTCCGGGAGAGGTCATGTGACAGACCATATAGACCGTGCCCAGCTGGCCGATGCCGATCGGACTGGGCGCATTATCGAAGCCCACCAGAACAGGGCAAGGCCACACGGCGATGGTATCTGCTGCGATTGTGACGAAGCCATCCCGACCTCCCGCCTTGCAGCCGAGCCTGGTGCCGAGCGCTGTATCGAGTGCCAGACCCTGTATGAGCGCAAGGAGGCTACCCGTGTGGGATTTCATCGTTAAGAACTGGGGGCCTCTTTATGCATTGGCCAGTTTGGTTGGGCTGGTGGTCATCATCTTGCTCTCCAAGACCTACGCCAAGCGCGAAGACCTCACTGCTCTGGTGCAGAGAGTGCAGCGGGTTGAGCAGGTACTGGCTGATCTGCCGAGCGAGCGTGAGCTGCACAAGCTGCAGTTGGAGATCAGCGAGCTGCGGGGGGAGTTGCGGGAGGTGAAGCCGGAGCTGCGCCAAGCCCGCCGCCTTGCCGATCTGCTGTTGGAAAATGAGCTCGCCGCCGTACAGAAGGAGAAGCCATGAGCATTCAACAAATATTGGACGCGCAGCAGCGGCTGGTGATCCTGCGCTCCCTGCTGGATATCGGTGGTGCCGCCAACGAGTCAATCCTCAATGACTGCCTCGACCAGCTGGGTACCGGTCGGGTGACGCGGGATCGGGTGAAGACCCTGCTGGCCTGGCTGGAAGAGCAGGGGCTGGTACGCATCGAGCGACTGGCCACTGTGCAGGTGGCTCACCTGACCGGTCGGGGGCAGGACGCGGCAGAGGGCCGTGCAACGGTGCCCGGCGTCAAGAAGCCCAGGGCGGAGGATTGACCATGGCCGATAAACCGACCCGAGGCCGCGCCAGCAAGGTATGGCTGCTGCCTGAGTCCATCCGCAACGCGCTCAACGAGATGCTGCGGGATAAGGGCAACAGTCAGGCCGCCATCCTGGATGAGATCAACGGCCTGATCGAGGAGGCTGGGCTGCCCGATGATCTCAAGCTCTCCCGCTCCGGGTTGAGCCGTCATGCCAGCCAGGTTGAACAGGTCGGCCAGCACCTGCGGGATTTGCGTGAAACCACGGCTGCCTTAACCTCCCAGCTTGGTGACAAGCCGATGGGGGAGACCACCAAGCTTATTCTGGAGCTGGGCCGTTCCCAGCTGTTCAAGGCGATGCTGGCTCAGGTGCAGAACCCGGAGGAGGCGGTGGATATCGACATGCTGAAAAACGCCATGCTGGCGGCCCAGCGGCTCGAATCGACCGCCATGCAGAGTCATAAGCGGGAGAAGGAGATCCGCCAGGCATTTGCCGAAGAGATAGCAGCCAAGACCGAAGCCATTGTGACTCAGGCGGGCTTGAGTGGTGAAGCCGCCGCCGAGATACGTCGCGAAATCCTGGGGATTGCCTGATGACTGCCATTGCTCAGACCCCTATCGCCCAACAGTTGGCCCAGACCTTGGGTACCGAATACAACCCCGACGAGGTGTTGCTGCCGTACCAGCGGATCTGGATTGCCGACGAGAGCCCGCTCAAGATCGCCGAGAAGAGCCGCCGTACCGGTATCACCTGGGCGGAGGCTGCTGATGCTGCTCTGACGGCCGCCAAGACCAAGACGGCCGGGGGTTGCCACCACTTCTATGTGGGTAGCAACAAGGAGATGGCCCGCGAGTTTATCGATGCGGTAGCGATGTGGGCCAAGGCGTACAACAAGGCAGCCGGTGAGATCCAGGAGGAGGTATTCACCGACGACGAGGATAAGGCGATCCTCACCTTCGTGGTCTATTTCGCCTCGGGTTTCAAGGTGCAGGCGCTCTCCAGCAACCCCTCCAACCTGCGGGGGATGCAGGGCAATGTGACCATCGACGAGGCTGCTTTCCACGACCGACTGGCCGAGGTGTTGAAGGCCGCCATGGCGCTGACCATGTGGGGCGCCAAGGTGCGCTTGATCAGTACCCATAACGGCGTCGATAACCTGTTTAACCAGCTCATCAACGACAGCCGAGCGGGCCGCAAAGAGTATTCCATCCATACCATCAGCCTGGACGATGCTTGCCGCCAGGGGCTCTATCGCCGGATCTGCCAGGTCAAGGGCGGCCTTTGGACACAGGAAGCAGAGGACGCCTGGAAGGCGGGGCTGCTCAAGGCCACCGCCACCGAAGAGGATGCCCTTGAGGAGTATTTCTGCGTACCCAAGCAGAGCAGCGGCGTCTATATCAAGCGCACCCTGATCGAGCGGGCGATGCAACCGGATATCCCTATCCTGCGCTTTACCGCCCCCAAAGACTTCGAGCTCTCGAGCGAGGAGACCCGCAAGGCAGTGGTGGATATCTGGTGCGAGGAGAACCTTAAGCCCTGTCTGGAAGCGCTCGATCGCAGTTGTCGCCATGTGCTGGGAGAAGATTTCGCCCGCAAAGGGGACTTGTCGGTGTTCGTGCCGCTCTCCATCGCTACCAATTTGCGCAAACAGGTGCCCTTTGTGGTGGAGCTGGTCAATGCCCCTTATGAGAGCCAACGCCAGATCCTGTTCTACCTGCTGATTGGGCTGCACCGTTTCACTGCGGCGGCCTTCGATGCCACCGGTAACGGCGGCTATCTGGCAGAGGCTGCCCGCTTGCGTTGGGGTGCCGGGATGATTGAGTGCGTAATGCTCAATGACCCTTGGTATCGGGAGTGGATGCCCAAGCTCAAGGCAGAGTTTGAGGATGGCAACCTGACCATCCCGCGCCATGCAGACGTGCAGGATGACTTGGGGAAAATCCAGGTCATCAATGGCATTCCCAAGATCGACAAGGGCCGCTCTCTTTCCAAACACGCCGGCCAAGGGGGTCAACAGCGTCACGGTGACTTTGCGGTGGCGCTGGCCATGGCGGTGCGAGCCAGCTGGATGGAGGGGGGCGCTATCGAGTTCACCCCACTGCCCAACAAGCGCGATGAAGCAAGGGGCGATAACCATCATTCGTTCGAGAGAGGGGCCTGGTAATGGGCAGGATCATCGATATCAACGGCAATCCCCTGCGGCTTGAAAAGGATCCGCAGACCGAGAACTCGGCGGCGCTTGCCCAGTTGCGCCGTCACTACAGCGAACACCCCACGGTGGGGCTTACCCCGAGCAGAGCGGCAGCCGCATTGAAGGAGGCAGAACAGGGCAACCTGATCGCCCAGTGCGAGCTGGCCGAAGACATGGAGGAGAAAGACGCCCACCTGCAGAGTGAACTCGGCAAACGTCGCCGCGCTCTGCTGGGGGTGAGCTGGACAATCGAGCCGCCCCGCAACGCGGCCCCGGCCGAGAAGCGCGATGCCGAGCTTATCCGGGAGCTGCTGGAGGACTTCACCTGGTTGGATGATGCCATCTTTGACGCCACCGACGGGATCCTCAAGGGGTTCAGTGCCCAGGAGTTCAGCGGCTGGGAGATGGTCGAGGGGCTGCAGATCCCCAAGGGCATCGTCTGGCGCGACCCTGCCTGGTTCCAGACCCACCCCGACGATCGCAATCAGCTGCGCTTGCGAGACGGCAGCCAGGCAGGGGTTGCCCTCAACCCCTTTGGCTGGCTGCTGCACAAGGCCAAGTCAAAATCGGGGTATCTGGCCCGCACCGGCCTTGTCCGTACCCTGATCTGGCCGTTTCTGTTCAAGAACTACAGCGTGCGGGATCTTGCCGAGTTTCTGGAGATCTACGGCCTGCCGGTGCGCCTTGGCAAATACCCGGAAGGGGCGACCGAGAAAGAGAAGGCTACCCTGCTGCAGGCGGTGCTCTCCATCGGTCATAACGCTGGGGGCATTATCCCGCGCGGGATGGAGATTGAGTTCCAAAACGCCGCCAGCGGTCAGGCCGATCCCTTTGTGGTGATGATGGAGTGGTGCGAGCGCTCCATGAGCAAGGCCATTCTGGGGGGCACCTTGACCTCGCAGGCCGACGGCAAGAGCTCGACCAATGCTCTGGGTAATGTCCATAACGAGGTGCGTCAGGAGGTACGGGATGCAGATCTCCGCCAGCTGGCCGCCACCCTGACCCGCGATCTGGTCTATCCCCTCTATGCCCTGAACGGCAAGAGCTATCAGGGGCCGCGCCGTAGCCCCCGGTTGGAGTTTGATGTGACCGAGCCGGAGGATATCTGCCGTTATGCCGACAGCCTGCCCAAGCTGGCCGCCTGCGGCATGCGCATCCCGCTCGACTGGGCTCACAAGAAGATGCAGATCCCGCAGGCTGAACCCGATGAGCCGCAACTGGTCGCTGCTACGTCGGCCAGCAAACCGCCAGCTGATAAAGGGGAGGGGTGATGGCGGTGGCTGTTATTAGCGACCGATCTTCTTTAGCCCCCGCTCTTCTTTAGCCCCCTCTCCCCTTGCGGGAGAGGGTTGGGGTGAGGGGGCGGTAACGTCAGTTTGTCGTTGGCACAACAAGCAGCAGGGGGAATCAGATGGCAAATAACGAGAGTGCGCTCAATATGGTGGGGTTGGTGGAGGCGAGCGACTATCTGGCCAGCTTGCTGGCACGGCTCGCTGCACTGGAGCAGGGGAACGGTGTGGCGGCGGTCAGCGCTTTGCCAGAATTGCTGGCTGCCCAGCCCGATCCCCGCTCTCTCTACTTCGGTACGCCCATGGTATACGGTGCCGCCCAACAGTTCGGCCGTCCCGAGATCAACCTGCCAGAGCGCCGTGCTCTGGGGCTGTCAGAAGGGGATAAACAGAGTGTGTTGGATATGTTGAGCCTTTATTTGGATATGTCGAACCAGCACAATTAACCTGATACATTTAATCATCATTGGTGTTGTTGTTATAACAAAGCTGAATAATCCCTGTACGGTGCTTATGTGAGTCTGCACTTTTCATTTTAATTACTTTCTTGCTATTGCATTATTAGGCGGCGATTAATTGTTGTGGGGCGCCATTTTAATGCAAAAAATATTATTCTTGTTTGTCTGTATGTTGAGTTTGGCGGGGTGTGCTCAAATTCAGCACTATAAGGATTACTCAAAAGCATTTCATCAACCTCAGACTGTGTATGTAGGTGGTGAAATCTATGCAGTAAACAAGACTCGCGATTTGCCAAATGTATTTGGCAAAGCTGACATCTATGGTGGGAAAGTCCAAGAAGGCATGTCAGAGTTGCGCTTTATGGGATTTGACTCTGACGGTATGGCAGTCTTGAGATTTACAGATGTAAAAATCCAATCCAATGAGAGTGTATTCACCAGATATGGTAGGAATAGTGTTGTGGCAAACACTAATTCATTTTCAACGCTCAATGTAAATAATTACAGTGCCGTTGGTACAACAAATAGCAATACTGTTGTAACGCAATATCAAAAACCAGAGGCACAAATATATGCACTACCACCTAATACTGCAGAGTTTAAATTTAATCCTGCAGATAAAAAGTTAAAGATGGATGGTGTAACCATTGAGATTATTGAAGTTGGTAGTAACTCAATGTCTTACAGATTGTCAGAGTCTTAATCTCTTTGGCAAAGCAAGCATAATATGTGAGATGTGGTAGGCATCGAACATTAAATGGGCTCCCCATGGGAGCCCTGTTTGGACTGCGCGCTTGTGATGCGCCATGCTGCGTTGGTATCACCCGCCAGGGTGGGTGGTCAGCCTGATAGCAAGGTGTTGGCCATTGGCGCGGTTAAACAGCCTTAAACACCATTGGTTTTGTTCCCCTTGACCTTGCTGGTGATCCCTTTAGGAAACCAGCCGCCTTTACCCACCCGCGCCCGCACCTTTTTCTGATACAGCTCAGGGGATAGCACCTTGGGCGTTTTGTGGCGGGTGCCGTTGCAGTGCCGACAGGCGGCCACGATATTGGTGGTCTGGTTCGAGCCACCTTCGCCGCGTGGTTGCAGATGTTCCCCTGTGCACTGCAATAGCCGGGCTTCGGCAGGGGTGAGGCGGTATTGCTGCATCAGTGCGGCAGGGGAGGCTTCCCACATCGGCAGTCCGCAATAGAAGCAGTGAAAGGATTGACGAACGGCAGCCTGATGGCGTTGTTTGGCGATGTTACCCATGGTCGTGACCTCAATAAGGTTGATATTGAAGTCCGTGACGGTATGGATTGGAGAATGGCCGGGCGGACTTCGGTTCAAGTTGAAGTCCCGTCGGCCTGTATAGGCTCAGAGCGGGTACTGACCGGCACAACCGGATCAGCCTTACACCGCTCACCTTACGATACAGCGGCAGTCAATTGATAGCGTGGTTTTAGATTGCTGTAAAGTGAACAATTCAGGGTATGAGATTTTATCGTTTAGTTTATTGGTATTCATTTTGGTTTTTTCCCATAGGGACAGTAGTTTTTCCTTCAATCTGCTTTCCATAAGCGACTAGCATCACCTCAAAAAGCTCTGTAATGTCGGAAAAGTGAACAAATGGAACAAAGAGATATTTTTGTCGTTTTCTGATAACTCCTGCTTGTGAGCTTAACGAACGTTTCAATCCAGGTATAAAAAACTCTATTACAAACCCTTCGTAAATGAAACAAATTGAGCCTTCCCTTATTAATGGGGCAAGAATTATATCTTTTAAATTAGATAAGCTAAAACCTCCAGTTGGAGTTTTATCTATTAGCCTGCTCAATTTTACAGAGATCTGGCATGTTGGTATTTGTGAATTATTTATAAGGGCTTGTCGTAATATTTCTTTAATTGATGGCTCTATATATACGTTAGAGTGGTTGGGATGCCCTGAACATGCCATGCGCCATAGTATGGAGAGAAAGTACATGTTCATCTTTTGTAGGTTTAACCCTGAAAACATAATACCTGCTTCCGTTTTGTTGTACTTCCCAATTTTTCCCCTTAATACATCTAAACCGTATTTTTCATAATTATCATTTAATAGTGCCTCGCAATTTCTGCACAGCATGTGTTCAGCCCAACTATCACTGCTATATTTATTTTCTTCATGAATGTCATTGGATAATAAAATAGCTTTTCCCGAACTTTTTCTTGATATTCTTTTGAATACGGCATTGCCAATTGCATGTGACACTTGTAATTTTGATTGGTTTTTGCATAACCGACATTTTTCACTTTCGTTCATAGTAAGTACCAGAATCAGAAAATACATATTGGTGTTTGATAAAAATATTAAAATAAAATTTCTTGTATATCAATATGTTATGCTTTTGGGGTGTGTGAAATGTATTCTAAGCCACCATAAACCCCATCCCCCTTCATGCCGCCGCACTATGGCGGCATGAACATATCCAAGACCCCATACTCCGCGCCCTTCGTGGCCATCCTCCAAGCCAACCCCGTCAGTGGGGAGCGGCTGGCGGTGCTCGATGCGCAGCTCACCCCCCAAGGCGATGGCTGGTACCAGCTGCTGCCGGTCGGCCCGTTCAAGGCCCGTGATGGTCGTCCGTTCGATGTGGCGAGTGGTCACTGGCAACTGGACGGGCAAATCGCTGCTGCCCTGATTGCTCGAGCCAAAGCCCTTGGGCAAGACATCCTGATCGATTACGACCACCAGACCCTCAAGACTGACCAGAACGGCCAGCCAGCCCCTGCGGCCGGTTGGTACAACAGTGACGAGATTGCATGGCGCGAAGGGCAGGGGCTCTTTATCAAGCCGCGCTGGACGGAGCGGGCTGCCGCCCTGGTGGCTGCCAAAGAGTACCGATTCCTGTCTGCCGTCTTTCCCTATGACGCCCAGGGCCGCCCGCTGGAACTGCGGATGACCGCCATTACCAATGACCCCGGTGTGGTGGGCATGCAGGCGCTTGCCGCTTTGAGTGCGTTACCCGCTTCAAGCCTTATGTCTACCCAACCCGGCCAGCTGGCCACCTCATCCCATGTTGCACAACAGGAGAAATCCATGAACGAACACCTGATCGCGCTGCTTGGCAAACTCGGCATCCAGCCGGGTGCCGATGGCCAGTTTACTGCCGAGCAGGGGATTGCCGCTCTGGCTGCTCTGGATACCCTGCAGGCCATTGCCAAAAAGGCGCCGGAGCTGGAGGCAGCTCTCACTGCTGAGCGCACCTCGCTGGCTGCGCTCAAGGCGACCGTCTCCACAGTGCAGGGTGGCCAGATTGACCTGGCCAAGTATGTACCGGTGGAGACCTATAACGCCCTGGTGACGGAAGTCGCCACCTTGAGCGCCAAGGTTGAGACCACGGATACCGCGACCTTGATCAAGGACGCCCGTACCCAGGGCAAGGTGGTGGCAGCAGAAGAGGAGTATTTGACCGCCTATGCCGCCCAGAAGGGGGTGGCTGCCCTCAAGGCGTTGCTGGAGCCCCGTCCGGCGATTGCCGCCCTGGCCGCCAGCCAGACCACTCAGGTGACCCTGCCCGAGAAGAAGGGAGAGGCAGTGCTCTCGGCGGATGACAAGTATGCCGCCGATCAACTCGGTATCAGTTACGAAGAGTTTGCCAAGGCAAAAGGCCGGTAGGTTCGCTTAGCCGCGTAGCGGCGTAATCGGACGAACGCGACCGCCAGACCAACCTGTTTAACCAGAGAAGGAACACCCGTATGGCCATTGTTACTCCCGCGCTGTTGCAGGCCCTCTTCACCGGCTTCAAGAAGAACTTTGAAGACGCCAAGGGTGAAGCACCTGCCCAGTACACCAAGATCGCCACCGTGATCAAATCGACCACCAAGTCCAACACCTATGGCTGGCTGGGCAAGTTTCCCAGTCTGCGCAAGTGGGTCGGTGATCGGGTGATCGAGTCGATGAAGGCGCACGGTTACCAGATCGTCAACGAAGACTTCGAGGCCACCGTGGCGGTCGATCGCAACGATATCGAAGATGACGAGCTGGGTATCTATGCCCCCCTGTTTCAAGAGATGGGCCTGGCGGCGGGGATCCACCCCGACGAGCTCTGCTTTGGTCTGCTGGGCGCTGGCTTCACCACACCTTGCTATGACGGCCAGTATTTCTTCGACACCGAGCACCCTGTCTATCCCAAGGCCGATGGCACCGGTACCCCTGTTCTGAGCGCCAACGTGGTGGTGGATGCCGGTTATCAGGGGGAGCCCTGGTTCCTGCTCGATACCAGCCGCGCCCTCAAGCCGGTCATCTTCCAGGATCGCAAGTCGCCGCAGCTGATTGCCATGACCAAGGTCGATGACGAAGCGGTATTCACCCGCAAGGAGTTCCGTTACGGGGTCGATTGCCGTGATGCCGCAGGCTTTGGTTTCTGGCAACTGGCCTTTGCCAACAAGCGGGCGCTGACCCCCGACAACCTGTGGGATTCCTTCTCCAAAATGCGGGAGTTTCAAGCCGATGGTGGCCGCAAGCTCGGGGTGAAGGCCACTCTGCTGGTGGTACCGCCCTCCCTTGAGAAGCTGGCGACCCAGATGCTGGAGCGAGAGCTGGCGAACAGCAGCAGCAACGAGCTGAAAGGCAAGTTGGAGCTGGTGGTGGCTGACTACCTCTAACCCTGTGTTGTGGCTGTTTAACCCTCGGTTTAAACAGCCTCTCTATCAGATTCGACGAGGACAACATGAGATGGAACAAGAGATGGAACTGGCTATTCGAGTGGGCATTTTTTGCCAAACAGGGTCAACAGTTCGTCAGGTCTATTTTCGCGCGGGCCTGCCGATTGTACCGGGCAAGTCTGAGATGGTTGTGTCGCCTGAGCAGTGCGCGACCCTGGAGAACGACCCGCGTCTGGTGGTCGTCAGGTTGGCTGAAGACGCCAGCCTTCAGGCAGGTGATGCACCATCGGCGCCTGGGGATCTGGACTCAACACTGGGCGTCCTGACCGGTTCGGGCTATCTGGCCGGTGTTGCCACCCAGAATAGTGACGCCACCCAAGCGGGCAAGGTCACGCAGCTGGCCGAGATGAAGGTCGATGAGCTGCGCGAGCTGGCGCTGCAGATGGGTATCCCGGAGGCGGCCAAGCTCAAAAAGGCCGAACTGGTGACGGCGATCGCGGCGACCGACATGCAATACCCGGTCAAGGATGAGCAGCCATCTGGCCAGAACGGAGAGCAGTGATATGTATGCCAGCGTCAATGACATGGTGCTCCGCTTTGGCGAGGCCGAGTTGCTGCGTCTGGCCATGACGCCGACCGGTGAGCTGGATCAGGCGGCTATCACCATCGCCCTGCAGGATGCAGGCGCCTTGATCGATGGCTATCTGGCGGGTCGCTATCCTTTGCCGCTGGCCCATATCCCGAGTGCCCTGGTACCTATCTGCGCCGATATTGCCCGTCACCGTCTCTATGGTGAACAGGCACCGGAGCAGATAGCCAAGCGCAACGAGGCGGCACTGGCCTTTCTGAAATCGGTTGGCAAGGGGGAGCTAGCGCTGGGGTTGGCATCCGATGGTGCCACCCTGGAGAGCCAGAACCTGGCTCAACTGCACTCGGATGGGCGCGTCTTTGGCCGGAGTCAGGGGCGAGACAAGGGGGGCTTTCTATGAGCCAACCCGCCAACCCGTCTGGCACCGAACTCGACTACCTGCAGGCGGGCGAGCGGCTGCGTGAGCTGTTGACCCCCCTCAAATCTGCGGGGCTCAAGGAGGTGTTTGTGGCCACCGATGTGGCAGCCATCGCCAATCTGGGCCAGCACAGTCCGGCGGTGCATGTGGTCTATCAGGGTGAACGTGAGAGCGAAGGCACTCAGTCAGGCCGGGCTAGCAGCTTTGATCAGCTCTGGTTGCTGGTGCTGGTGCATCGTGCCAGCCCCAGGGAGGTCAGTGCCGGAGTGTGGCTTGCCCGCATCCTGCAGGCCGTCAGTGGGCGAGCATGTGGTGACAGTACCTTTCGCCGGGTCACCCCACCGGTCAAACCCAGTTACAGCGGCGGTGCAGCCTATCTGCCGCTTGCCTTTACTACCCGAGTGAAATTCAAAGGAGAGCGATAATGAGCGAAACACTGCACCTGGAAGGGGATCTCTTTATCGAGACCTTTACCAACGGGGTCTCGGCCGGGGTGATTGGCCCCATCGATGTGGATAGCCTGGAAGTGAAACCCGACAGCCAGAAGATCTCCATTCCCAGCAAGCGCAAGGGGCAATATGGTCAGGCGCGGGAGAACTACCACATTCCCAAGCCTGCCATGGTCACCATCAAGACCACCGAGATCCCGCCTGTGCTGCTGGCCGCCGCCTTTATGGGTCTGGAGAGCCCCATCAATCAGGGGGCCGGGACGCTGACTGATCTGCCGGTTGTTCTGCCCGCCTGGCCGAAGTGGGCACAGCTCGGCAAAAGCAATATTGCGTCAACCGGTCTGGCCATCAAGGAAGGGGTCACCGCGCTGGTGGTGGGTACCGATATCGAGGTCAACTATGCGCTCGGGCTGGTGCGGGCGGTGAAAGGTAGCTCGGTAGCCGATGGTGGCAGCCTGACGGTCAGCGGTACCTATAACGCGGTGACCGGTACCCGCATTGCGGGCAACATCCAGCCGGAGATCAAGGCTCGGCTGCTGCTTGATGGCCGCAGCATCGTTAGCGGCGAGGCCATCAAATTGACGGTGCCCCGTGCCAGCTTGTCCCCCAAGAAGGCGGTGGACTTTATGAGCGACAAGCCCATCGAGATCGAGCTGGAGGGGGAGTTGCTGGCCGTGGATGGCGAGACCGCCCCCTTCTATGTGGATCGGCCGGTGACGGTGTGACGTTTGATTGAAGAACGGCGGGGAGACCCGCCGTTTTTTCATCTGCCGCGAACGTCCGATTACGCCAACCGACTAATAGAACCTACGGACCTATTTCAATATTTTGCTGACAACATCTAGACCTTTTGATGTCAATATAATATCTGTAGAACCACCAATGATGGAATTGCCATCTTCGAATGTATAAAGCCCACAACCATCCATAGATAGTATTAATTCATTTTTTAGTGGCACAGGGATTAGTGATTTAACTTGGTCGAACATTTCCCTTGAAAGGAAATTGAGTTCGATCAAATGATTTCCGTTACTTAACGGTTTGACTTTATTTAGGGAAATTTTTCCTCTTAGGATTCGGTTTATTTTGATAATTTTGTCCGTAATGGTGTATGTGTTTTCAAAATTTATTATGCTTGCTGCTAACTCATCAAAGTTAGTACGTAAACGTCCTTTCCCACCCACTGCAGCTTGCAGAGACTGAAAGGCAGACTCTAGTTGTGAAGCTTGATTTGCATGTATCCCGTTCAGATTGTTTAGGGGTTGAGGCAAATCACCTGGTATCAAACCAGAGTGACAAACAGGGATCGCTGGAATTTCTGCCTTTCCATCACGAAGGTTCATGATGTTGCGAATCCACACAGCTCCTAACTCAAAGTTAATCCAGTTCCTTTTTACCGAGGCTGGACTAATGAGATAAATGGCTCCAATACAATCTATTAGGCCATCTTCTATCCTTTTCAAGAAGTTAGAGCCTGCCGGAATGCTGGTTCCATCAGAAGAAACAAATACTTTAACAAAACCGCTGAATTCTTCTTCGAGAGCATTTTTTACCAAGAGCGCAAGGTCGCGTTCCTCGTGAATGTGAGATAGGAAAATTAACTTTTCAGACATTTGTAGCTCCTGCGGCTCAAGGTATTGTTAATACGGCATTATGACAGCCACCAGCTATGTTGGTATCATACAGGGCCGCAATTTCGACTAGTCAAGCGTAACCGAACAGTTGTGGTCTTCCTGTGATATATATCAGTAATTCACCATAAATCCGTGCATTCCCCCACATCTTTACCATAGGGCATATCTGAATCTGATCGGAATGCCCCATGTCCACCTCTTCTACCCTCAAACTTGCCCTGGAGCTGGCAGCCAAGGTCACCGGCCGGGAAGACCTGGCCGCGTTGGCGGGTGAGGTTCCGCGAATGTCCGATTACGCCTACCGGCTAATCGAACCTACGCCCACTCTCTGATAAAACTATCGCCGAAACGACGCAGCTGCTGGCCACCGTTAACGGTAGCCAGCAGCTTACAAGGGGGGAATCAACCAGCAGAGGGGTTTGCCGCTATCGATGGTCGCGGCAACAATAGGGGTCAGCGTAAAAGAAACAGGATATGGCGTTTGTCGTCGTGTTCTGCATAATCGACGACATCAAACTTGCTGCTGCTCTCTTGGGTGATCTGCTGGTGGGTTAACCCGGTCAGGCACCAAGGTTTGAAGCTGCCCGGTTTGATGGGATAGTCGAGATAGCCGCGAATGGACTGACGCTGTGCGTCGTAAACTTCAATACATTGTGAGGTGAGTTGATTGATACCAATCAACCAGAGCAGTGCCCCACTCAGGGTTTGCATATCATCACTGACCACACAGCCATATTTTCCCCGCAGATATTGATACACTTGTCGGGCAAGGCCGCTGCGGTAATCCGGGTCGATAAAGGCGCCACGGATTTGAATTCCAGGTTGCTCTTGTGCTTCTGCATTGATGGGCAGCTGTACCGGGTTATAAACAAAGCGACCCACAACCGTATCGTTGCCGGTGCGGGCATCTGCGACAGAGGCTAGCAGCTCTTCCTCGCTCCACTGGCTGTCATCTTCGATAGCATCGGTCAGCCACTCATCCACCCCCAGCTCGGTTACCACCAGACAGCATGAAAAGTCGCTGTCATCGCTCATGCGATATTCAGTCAGCGCCAGTATTGCCAATCTGCGTCGGGCGATCATGAAGTGCTGAAAGGTCACCTCGTTTGTCATGCCTTCGGGGTCGGTATCGAGTTGTTTGCGGTAGGTCTGAACCAGATTGGGGGCCATAGTCTTCCCGGACTTGTCTCAAAAATAAAAAAGCCTGATTCGGAGATCAGGCTTTTACCACTCATTGTTTATGCCAGCAGTTGCAGCTCTTGGGTCAGCGCTTCGTTGACTGCGCATTTTACCGCTTCGTCAAAACGTGAGTTAACGCTATGGTGACTCGACGGTTTGACGGCATAACGGAGCTTGTCATTCTTGACCAACAGCTCTGCGATCGGTTCGATGTAGTAGCTTTCGGCACTGCTGTCGTTGCGCTTGGTTTCAAACTCATCATGCCACAGCACTATGTATCTTGGCTGATTGTATCTGGTGATATCACGGCGGATCTGGATGGGGCGCGGAAAGCTGTTATCGCTGACCTCTTTCACCACTTCAGTTTTTTGCAGTAAAGAGTGCATCGAGATTGTCATGTTGCACCTCCTTTGTTGCCGTGCCTGACAGTTGGTTGGTCACTCAGCTCTTCTTGCTAGCTGCCAGCAAGCTTAGCGCCAAGAAGAGGCTGAGTACACACGAATTCGCTTATAAACCATACAAATATTGGCTGTTAACCATCACTTATGCAGGGATGGAGTGGCAAAATATCACACATCCTTCCTTTCATTCTAGCGTTTCACCTCCTTGTGGCGCTCTTTTTTTAATCCACCATAACCCCTTGGCATCGCCTTGCATGAGCAGAATGAGCATGTCTGTTCACTGATTGGTAAGGCTGCTCATGTCAGACCCCCGAACCCTAAAACTTGCGCTGGAGCTGGTTGCCCGTGTTGTTGGCCGCGAAGAGCTGCAAGGGCTCCTGACCGAGCTGGAGGCTCTTGGCCCCGGCAGTGCACAGGCTGCCACGGCAACGACTACCTTGACCGACGCGCAGGAGGCATTGCAGCAGAGCCTGCCCGAGAGTAGTGAACTGCTGGCCCAATCCACCCCCCAGTGGCAGGGCTGGGGCCAGCAGTTGGCTGCGGTGGTCGAGACCCTGTTGCTACTGGACAGTCGCTCCACCCAGGCCGCGCAGCGCATGGTGAGCGAGCAGCAGTTGATGGGGCAAGCCACCCGCCAAAGCGCCGATGGGGCGGCAGAACTGGCCAAGGCCTTTGCTGTGTTGGGGCTGGATTTTGAACGGGCCAATGGCCGTATCGGTGAGGGTTTTCAGAAGACCATCGGCGCCCTGGATGTATTGGTGGCGCACACGGGCGCCAGTAGTGCCGCCATCGAGGAGGCGCTGGCCGCCGCCTACAACAGCGCCAAGACCACCGCCGAGATCGATGCGGTGATCGCGCGTCAGAAGCAACTGGCCGCCCAGGGCAAGATCACCGGGGATGCGCTGGCCCGCTCCATGGCCATCGCCGCCGATGCCATGGCCAAGGTGAAAGGGGGGAGTGGCGATACCGCGCGGTCAGTCGCGGCCATTGGTGATGGTTTTGACGAGGCCGCCGCACGGGCCAAAAGCGCCACCGATGCGATGCGCTCGGGGCTTAAATGGGTTCAGGATGAAGCCAAGCAGACGAATGCCAGCCTTGCCAGTAGTGGCGGAGGCGGTGGTCGAGGCGATATCACCCGCACCGTGAACGCCGGTTCTTTCTACTACAAGAGCGTGGACATCAACAGCTTGCGTGGCAATGCCGAGGGGCTGGCAGGGGTAGAGGAGGAGCTGGCCCGCTACAGCCAGAAGGTCAAGGACATTCCGGCTTACAGCGAGTGGAGCAAGTATTACGGCGAGAAGTTCCAAAAAGAGATGGAGGCGATGCAGGCCCGCCTAAAAGAGGAACTCAACAAAGCGTTGGCCAAGGAGAGTGCCAAAACCAACCAGGCCGCCACCCAGCCACCGGCCTCGGCTGTCGCGCCATCTACCCCCGGCACCAACACCCCAGGGACACGCAGGCCCTTGTCCGAGCGGATCACCATCGAGCTCAAAGGGGCAGGGGGGGCGGCCGAACTGCAGGCCGATGAGGCCAATGCGAATGCCCTGATTTCCCTTCTTAAACAGCAAGGACTGCGGCAATGAACGTGACCTTAAACAGCGTGCAACTGCCAGATGATCTGGTCTGGCGCGACGAGTTCGAGTGGGCGCCGGTCGAGCAGGTGGTGACCCCGACCCTGAGCGGCGCCCTGTTGGTGGAGGAGACCGCCAAGCCCGAGGGACGGCCGCTGACCCTGAGCGGGCATTGCTCCCGCGCCAAGGTGCAGGAGCTCAAGGTGTTGGAGGCGCAGGTGGCTCGGCTGATGACGTTGACCCTGCTTGATGGCGTGGCCCGCACCGTGATGTGGCGCCGCCCTGGTGTGGTGGCCACGCCCTTGTACGAGTTGGCTGACCCAGACGGTGATCACCCTTACGCCCTGACCCTGAATCTGACCGAAATTGAGCGCGGAGAGTAACCCCATGACCATTCTATCTGGCGATATCGTGTTGTTGGCCAGCCAGCGCCTGGTTGATACCGATGATGGCGGTGGCCGCATTACTGGCCGCGAGATCATCAGCGGCAACCATAACAGCCTGTTCCCTGACGTCAGCGATATGGATCGGGCCTATGGCACTGTGAATATGTGCAAGGCGTTTCTGGCGGTTCAGACGGACGACACCGACACCTACTATGGCGCCAATGCCATGGTACTGCTGCCGCCCAGTGACCCCAGCGTCAACCTGACGTTGATGACCACTAAAGACCACAACGACACCCGCGATAACGCACGCAACACTTTGGAGCGCTATCAGGCCCGAGGCCCGAAGTGGCAAGGGGTGCTCTACGATACCCAGCTGGAAGGGCAGCGAGCGATCCGCTTCTTCCAGCGGGTTGAGGCGCGATTGCCGGAGGTGGGCGAAACCCTGGTGCTGGTCGGCAACGAGAACAAGGCCGGGGAGTTCGAGCAGTATGTGCGGGTGCTGGATGTAACTCAGAAGCTGACCAAGTTCCAGATCCAGGGTGTGCCCGAGTTCACCCGCAACGTGGTCACCTGCACCCTGGCGGATCCGCTGCGCTACACCTTCGAGGGTGAGCAGCCGACCCCCTATGATGTGGTGACCAACCCCAAGACTGCCCTGCGCGAAACCGTGGTAGCGGATGCGGCCAACTACTTTGCATCTACCCGGATGGTGGATGATGCCGCCTTTGGCTCGATGCAGGTACGGGCCAAGACCATCTTTACCCAGCTGGTGCCTGCTGCCCGCAGCGAAACCCCGGCGGTGGATCTGACCGCTGCCGGTGAGCTGGCCAGCCTGGTGGATTCTGGCCGTGGGCTGGTGAGCATCAACACCGCAGCAGTGATCGCCCCGAGCCGTGGCCTGTTCCTGGGCAGCGGTGCAAAGCCTGGCACGGTGGCCATCACCATCGGCGCGGCCACCATCACAGACAAGGGGGGCGAGCTGGTTGTTGCCGGGTCGGTAGTCGGCTCCATCGACTATGGCCGTGGCCAGCTGGAGTTCAATGCCCAGTGCCCGAACTACGGCACCCAGAGCAAGACCGTCTCTTTCTGGCCAGCGGCCCGCCCTGCCCGTATTGCTGACACGGCCCAGATCCAGATCGCCGCCTACAACCGGGGCTATGCCTACACTATCACCCTTCATCCGACCCCTGCGCCTGGCACCACTACCGTCAGCTTTATGGCGCAAGGCAAATGGTATGACCTGAAAGACAACGGGCGCGGGGAGCTGCTGGGCATCGACCGCTCTTATGGCTCTGGCACCATCAATCTGGCCACCGGGTCGGTGATGCTGACCCTGGGCGCCCTGCCGGATGTGGATACCTCCATCATGTTCAGCTGGGCCACCCCGGTGAACTACACCAACCGCAGCGGGCAGGCCATCAGCATCGGCAAAAGCGCCTGGCAGCTCCCCCACAAGGGGATCACCCCAAAGAGCGTGATCCTCACCTGGGGCAACGGCAAGCGGGCCACCGATGCGGCGGGGGACGGCAAGATAACCGGCGATATTACCGGCATCATCAATTATGCAGAGGGGATCATCGACCTGGAGCACGTCACCTTGCCAGCCTTGGGTCAGGAGTACGCCGCCCAGTACCAGTATGGTGAGCCGGTGACCGAGCGCCATATCGAACCGGGGCGCCTCAATACCCCCGGCCAGGTGGGGCACCTCTCCATCACCCTGGACGGCAAGGACGGCGGCGGCGCCCACAACCTCACACCGGGATCGTTGCGGGTCAAGTTCAACGCCCTCTATCACAAGTTCGATGTGGACGATCAGGAGCTGGTGATCCAGACCCGCGATCCCATCATCACCTTGCGCGATGACGGGCTGGGCAAGCTGATCGATGCCAGCGGTGTGGTGCTGGGTGCCATCGACTATGCGGCGGGAACCCTGCACTTTATGCCGGATGGCTCCAGCCCCCTGCCTAAGCCGAAATACGCCTGGGTGACCGTGGGCACCCGCTGGGAAGGCAACAACCAGATCGCGGTGCAGCGCTGGACGATGACCGGTATCGAGTACCACAACACCGCCTATACGTTCCCTGATGGCGAACAGGGGTGGGTGGATGTGACCTACCGCAACAACAACAGCGCCGAGGCCCAGAATGCCACCCTGACCGCCCAGGCGCTGCGCATAGACGTTACCCCAGGCTTTGCCGAGGCGATTCTGGAGGGGTCGATGCGCTTCACCCTGGGTGGGGCGGTCTATGTAGACCGCCAAGGCGTGCTCTACCGCGACCCGGATCCAGAGACAGGGGCAGGCATCCAGGCGGGCACCATCGACTATTCCAACGGGTTGGCGGTGCTGGCCGACTGGGCAGCCGGGCAACCGGCCCAGCCATCGCTCCAGAGTCTGGCCACTTCATTCAGCGCCCAGTCAGTGGATGCGGTGACGTTCCGCACCCCAGGCGCACCCTTGGCACCGGGCAGCCTCTACATCAGCGCCAACACCGCCAGCGGGCGCCGTATCGAGGCCACGGCAGACGGGGACGGCTTTTTCACCACCCCCGACATGGATGGCAAGGTGAACTATCAGACCGGCATCGTTACCGTGCGCTTTGGCCGCAAGGTCACGGCAGCGGGCAACGAGACCCAGCCATGGTATGACGCCGAACAGGTGGGGGAGGATGGCAAGATCTGGAAGCCGATCAGCGTGGTTGCTGACTCTATCCGCTTCAACTGCGTGGTGTTCAGCTATCTACCGCTCGATGCCGACATTATCGGGCTGGATCCGGTGCGGCTGCCGTCTGATGGCCGTGTGCCGTTTATCCGCAAGGGCAACATCGTGGTGGTGCATAGCACCAAGCGCGGTGCCTACCCGATGGGGGTGACGGCTGGCCAGCAGTTCAACACCGGGCGCCAGCGGCTGGCTTACTGCCATGTGGAGGACAAGAACGGCAAGCTGCTCGATCCTGCGCTCTACAGCGCCAATCTGGATAGTGGCGTGGTCACCCTGGCCACCCCGTTGAACCTGACCGGCTATGTGGAGCCGTTGGCGGTGGTTCACCGGATTGAGGATATGAGTCTGGTCACCGATGTGGAGATCTCTGGCCGCCTGGTGCTGGCCCGCCCCCTGTCTCACGCCTATGACGCTGCTGACACCCTGGTGTCGTCAGCACTGATCATGGGCGACTTGTGGGCGCGTTACACCAACCTGTTTGACCAGAAGGTTTGGACGAACAAATGGCAGGACTTTGTAGACGGTGAGCCGACCACGGCGCAGTACAACGACACCGATTTTCCCATCGTGGTGACCAACCGCGCCACCCTGGAGGAGCGCTGGGCCATCATCTTCCAGACCAGCACCACCTTTGTGCTGGTCGGTGAGCATGTGGGCCAGATTGCGCTGGGGGATGTGAATACCGACTTTGCCCCCATCAACCCCAACAACGGCCAGCCCTATTTTCGGCTGGACAAGCGCGGTTGGGGCGCTGGCTGGGCGAGCGGCAACGTGCTGCGTTTCAACACCAAGGCGGCCAACTTCCCGATCTGGGCCATCCGTACCGTGCTGCAATCGGTGGCGGCCAGCGAGAGCGACCGTTTTGAGCTGCAACTGCGCGGCAACGTTAACCGCTAACCGGGTGGGGCACCGTGCCCCGCCCATTATTTTGTCGTGGGGCAAAATGCCCCGCTGATGGAGAAAATCAGATGGCTGCTTATCCGGTAAAGTGGTTTTCAAGCGAGATGCAAGGCGCCCCGAGCCTGGGCGATACCGCAGATGGCGCCCTGGCTGCGCTGCTCAAGGCGGTGCTGGTCACCGGCTTTGGCACGCTGACCATCAACGCGCTGGCTTTCGATGCCGCAAAGGGGTGGGCGGTGGCCACCTTTAGCGGCGGCCATGCCTATCAGCAAGATTCAGTTATCCAGGTTGATGGGGTATCGCCTGCCGCCTACAACGGCGAGCATAGGGTGATGCAGGTCACCGCCACTCAGGTCTGGTTTGAGCTGGACGGCGGCAACCCCGGCGCTGCCGGTTCTGGCGCAGCCATGACCATGAAGGTGGCGCCGCTGGGCTGGACGATCACCCATGAGAGCGGTGACGGCAAGATTTTTATCGTGCGCCCCACCAACGTCAGTGAGTCGGGGAATGTATCGTGGCGAATTGATAACAGCGCATTCACTGGATGGACGGGCTCTAACCAGTATGGGTTTGCCTCCTATCTGGCCAAGATCACCATGGTTGAGGATGTGGTGGATATCAACACCTTTACCACTATCTATGACCATCGTTGGCCTGCGACCCAGCGCTATACGGCAAAGACCTGGGATCTGATAGGCGATAGCCAGTTCTTTTACTGGCTACCGAGCATTGGCAACTACAGCTATCAAACAGTCTATTGCACCGGCTATATCCGTTCAGTCAGACCCGGTGACCGTTACCATGCTGTCCTGTGCCATTACTTCACTACGGCGGCGAATGCCAACGAGTCAAACTGGGGTAACCGGGATGCGAGTGGTGCCGCTTATTGGGGAACAACACTCACCACGTTCAACACCACCGATCAACGAGCGATTGCTCGCCCATATCATCAGTTGTTTGGCACAACATCATGGTGGCTCAAGGGCATGTTTGCCCGTTTTGGTGTGGGATTGGCCGTACCCAACGGCCCAGATAACGGATTTTACTTCTCTACCGACCCCTGCATGGTGATGGAGAACGGCAACCATCTGCGCGGCTATATGCCAGGACTTATCGTGCCATACGGTGATATCACCGCTTGGCACCGTAAAAACTTTGGCGATTTGCCAGCGCTGCCCGGCAAGAAGGTGCGCTTCATTCGTGGGCTCTATCAGGTGAATGTCTACAACGCCGATCCGCGCTCACTGATTGGGTTCGATATCACCGGCCCCTGGAGGTAAGCGATGGTAACGCTGTATGACACTATCAAGGCGGCCAGCCCTATCGCGTTTTGGCCGCTAATAGATAACAAAGACCATAGCGGCAACAATCGGCATTTGGTGGCGCACGGCTCACCCGCTTTTTCCCAGCCAGCAATGAACAGTGATTTATTGCCGTCAATGCAAACTGGGAATTTAAATGCGGCATTGCGTATTGAGCAGTCAACGCTACCAAAAATAGTGTCGATAGAGGGGTGGTTCAGATTGGCCGGTGCCAAGGGGTCAAACATCTACAGCACGGTTTTTGGATTAAATCAGCCGTTCACCGGTTTCAATAGCCGTTACATCATGTTTTACCACGAAACATTGGGGTTTTGTTCCTATCAGAACATCACCTCCGTGAACCAGCCCGTCACCTATCGCTCGGCAAAAACATGGGAGCTGTTATCGAGCGGGTCTCATCATGTGGTGATGCAGTACGAGGCGGCCAGTAACAGCACCAAAATATATATAGATGGGGTGCTGGATGCCGGTATGACGGTGCCCCTTGATGTGTTTATGCAGTTGGCCAATACCTATCTGGCCATAGGGGGGTACTACTACGATGGTAATGTCACCGGTAACTGTCAGTTATCTCATGTAGCGATTTATGGCCGAGAGCTGACTCAGGAGGAGATAACCGGCCGCCAATCTTTTGTTATTGGTGATCCTGATTTTAAGCTGCCGGTAAGAATTACGGCAATTGCCGCCAACCAGGAACTGCGCAGCCAGTTCCAGCCGCAAGATGTAGCCTGGCGTGGCACCCCGCCGATGTGTGCGGGGCCGGTAAACCTCCAGCAACAGACCCAGTACCCCCTCTGCAAGGGGCGGGATTACTATTGGTGGCGTGATGGGGTGCAGAACGTTTTGCAGGGCTATATCGAGAGCACGGTGACCATCAGCGGGGTGGAGGTGCGGCGGCGGGTGCTCTGCTTTACCCAGGATGGCGAACTGGTTGGCGAGACCTACAGCCGCGCATCGGATGGGGTCTATCGGTTCGATCTGCTGTGGCTGAACAAGCGTTATATGCTGGTCGCCCAGGACGATCCCGCCTTTGGCCCCGCCGACTACAACGCCGTGGCCGCCGACTACCAGGCACCGAAACCCTACCCGCCTGGCGGGGGTGTGGCCCCTGCGCCGTTCCCCATGCTGGCCCCGCTCAAGAGGAAATAGCCATGCTCACCTATGTGGACACGCTGCGCACCAACCGCGCCCAGCTGCTGGCAACGGCCATCGACACCGGCAGCGGCCCCAGCGCTACCCTGACCGTCTACACCGGCACCAGACCGGCTCCGGGGGCGGCCATCACCGACCAGCTGGCTCTGGTGGTGCTCAAGTTCAGCCACCCCTGTGCCAAGACGGTCAGCGGCGGGGTGCTGACCCTGAAACCCCTGGCCGAGCAGATGGCCACCGCCAGCGGCGCCCCCACCTGGGGGCGCATTGCGGATCGGGATGGCGCCTTTGTGGCGGATCTCGATGTGGGGGTGCCAGGCAGTGGCGCCGATCTGGAGATACCGGCCAGCGAGTTTTTTGCCGGTGCCCTGATCCGCATCAATAACGCCACCATCACCGAACCGTAACCGGGGGGCCATATGGCCAGAAAGGATGCCAGCCTAGCGCTGCGTAAGGCTCGCAGCATCAATGGCCAGCTGGAGCTGAACCAGTCAGACGTGGTGCGCCTGGTAGGCATCCTGCATAGTACCAACTTGCCGCCACGCCTGAGTGCGTCACCGGGTCTGGTGCTGTCATCGGTATTGGATGGCGCCCCTAATCGCTCCAGCGCGATGCTGGACGGCTCTGTGGTACTTGATGCGGTGCTTGCCAGCCATACCCATGGCCGTGGGGAGCTGGTCGGTGCGTTCGTCATTGAATGCACCATGGCGAGCACATCCCGCGCCCCGCAGCCTGTGCTCGCCGGGCAGTATGACCAGAACGTATTCCGAGGCCCTGCCAGTGCAATGGGGGATGTTTGGGAGCGGGCAGATAGCCATTCCCAGGCACTCAGTAGCGAATGGCAGAAGGCAGGCACCGAGCGGGCAACCAGCCGCTCCCTGTGGCAGCAGGCCGCCGCGCATCAGCAGCAGGTGGCCGAGCTGGGCGAGCAGATGCACCAGACGTTCATGGCCAATCAACAGCGCTTTGCCGAGGGGATGCCGGTCAGCAAGCAGAACCGCCAGGGCTATGACAGCCTGGCCGCTGGCCATGTGGCGAATCAGTCCCTGTGGGTTGAGGCGGCCCCGGTCAGCAGCTGGCGCCTGGTCGGGTTCACCAACCCGCCGCGCTTTGACAAGGCTTGGCAGGCTGACCAGTGGCAAGAGGGCATCCCCATCGGTAAAGGGGTGGCCGCTCAAGCCTGGCATCACGGCAAGCCGCTGATAGAGGGCTGGCGTGATGGCTGGGACGAGGCTATGTGGCCATCCAAGGGCAAGACGCCGCCGCCAGAACCACCCAAGCCCCCCATCCGCCCCGATAAGCGGGTGTTGCGGCTGGCGTTCGGGCGCAAGCGCGACACGGCAGAGCTGGAGTTCGTCTGGCAGGGCAGTGATGCGGCAATCGTCATTCCAACCCGGAGGGTTTATCTGGTGAGCAATACAGCGAAGATCGTGCGGGTACGGGATGGGCTCGATATCCCGGCCACTGCAGTGAGCATCGAGCTCGATACCGACTCTTGGGCGTGGCAGTTCAGCGCCCAGATCCCCCGTATTGCGGCAGCTGCGTTGACCGATGAGGAAGAGGTCAGCATCCATATCAACGGTCAGCGATGGGACTGCGTGTGCGATGGTTGGCAATCGAGCCAGAGCTTTGGCCGCGAGTCGGCAACGCTGACGGGCCGCTCGCGAACCGCTTACTTGTCGCCAACCCATGTATTGGCGCAGGCGGTGAGTGAGCGTGCAGCCGCGACCATGGCCCAGCTGGCTGCGGCCGTATTGCCGGTGGGGTGGACGCTGGATTGGCAAGCGGCTGACTGGTTGGTGCCTGCAGGGTTCTTTAGCCTGGACAACCAGACCCCGATCGAGGTGGTCAGGTACCTGGTCGAGGCGGCCGGTGGTTTTGTGTTGCCACACCAGCGCAACCGCCATCTGGTCATCAAGCCGCGTTATCCCACAGTGCCGTGGCAGCTCGATACAGCGCAGGCCGATGTGGCGATCCCCCGCGCCATCATTACTACCCTGGGCAGTGACTTCCAGCCGGGTCATGCCGCCAACGGGATCTGGGTCAGCGGTGGCCACCAGGGCATCAGTGCGCGGGTGGTGCGCCAAGGGACGGCTGGCGAGCAACAAGCGCCGACCATCACCCACCCGTTGGTATGTGATGTGACGGCCGCCCGTGCCCAGGGTGTGGTGGGGCTGGCCAAGACCATGCCCAAGCGTACCCAGACCATTGAACTGCCGTTGTCAGCTGATACCGGCTTGATCCTGCCGGGGGCGTTGCTCACCGTGGACGGTTGGAAGGGCTACAACCGGGGCGTCAGGGTCTCTGCTGCGTTGCAGAATAGGGCCATGACGGTACGCCAGCAGCTGAGTGTGGAGCGATTTGTATGAACCTGTTTAAGCGATTCCTGGAGCTGGTGCCCGGCGCTGATCCCTTGCTGGTTGGTACCGTGACCGCAGTAGGTACCACGACCACCACTCTCAATACGTTGGCGGGCGGGGTGGTCACAGTTCGGGGCACCGGAGTAGCCATCGGCAAGAAGGCGTTTTACAGGGGAGGGGAGCTGGCAGGAGAGGCGCCGGATTTACCGACCTATGAGGAATAG